ACTTACCACTTCCAGTCGTCCCAACTACATAAGTATGAGGATTTTCTTTTAAATCTAATGTTATTGTTTTATTTGAAGATTTACCTATATTAAATTTAATATGTTTAGCAGTTCTATTTTGAATTTCATACTCTATAACTTTTGGTAATTTCTTTAACATCTCTATTCTAACCCAGCCACTAGATGCTTCCATTTTAACTTCATTGTTTAAATATAATTCTAGTGCATCTTTATGCTTTAAAAAATCATCAACGCTTAATCCAGCAGGAACAAATACAACAAATACAGTTTTATTATCTATAACAACCTCTGGATATTCACCTAAACTATTTTTTATATTTGCTGCCTTAAAAAAATCATCTAAACTTTTCTTCGGCTCTATCCATCCATCAAATACCCATGTAAAAAATATTTTTCCAGCATCCCAAAATAAATCAAATATAGGTTGAAGTGCATTACTCATATATATACCTCCTAAATATAGGTATTAAGGCAAATATATTCTTCGCATTAAAATAAGCCAATCTTTGTATATAGAATCTTTTTTTAAATATTCCATATACGTATCATACGAATATATATGCGAATACCCCTTTGACAATAATATATGCACATATACCAATAATATTTCCTTATTTTGAGAAAATATTTTGCAACTTTTAAATATAGTTAGCATATATATTACTATAAAAGAAAAAGGGGGATATGAAAATGAATAAGAATTATATTGTTAGTTGGTTTGATAGTGAAGGAAATGAATGGTTGAGTGACTGGTGTAAATTTGCAGAGGCTAAAAAGTTATTCGATGAAATAAGTGGTGGGGATGAAAACAAAGTCGACTCTTCTCAAGTAAGATGTGAATTATATTCTGATGCATCTGGAAAGGTTTTAATGGGATATGACAACATGAAAAATGAATATTATAATTGCTAATAAAAGAAAGGCTAGGGATTTACTTCTCTAGTCTTTTTATGTCGAACGATTATTGGAATATTTTTCAAAATATAGTTGATGTTAATAAGCTATCATGTTAACATATAATTAGATAGAGAGAAAGGAGTAATTAAATGAAAAGGAATGACCAAAAACAAATAATGGTTAGAGTAGATGAAGACACTAGAACTAAATTAAAAATTAAAGTTTTGCAAGAAAATACATCTATTCAGGAAGTTTTAGAAAAAGCTATACATGAATATCTAAATAGCGATAAAGACAAATAAAAAAGATATCCCCTACCGTCCAAAGTAACAGGATATCTTTACACATAGAGAACTTATAAAAACTTCTCTATCATATTATAAATTCTCTAAAGATAAAAATCAAGAGGAGGATTAGAGTATGAAAGATTTAATACCAGTAAAATTTAATGAAGAGGTAGTTATAACTACTAAAATGTTAGCTAGTGTATATGAATGTGAAGAGAAACAAATAATACAAAATTTTAACAATAATAAAAGTAAATTTGTTAAAGGTGTACATTACTATAAACTTGAAGGCGTGGAATTAAAAGAGTTTAAAAGGGTCATCGAAAATTTCGATGAACCTTTATATCAAGAAATTAAGTTTGTTTCAGTCTTAATACTTTGGACTAAAAGAGGTGCAAGTAGGCATTGTAAGATGTTAGGAACAGATAAGGCATGGGAAATGTTTGATAAATTAGAAGAAAATTATTTCAATCCAAAACCACAATTAACAAAACACGACCAAGCAATATTAAATATAATCAATTCAAGAACAGATATAGAACAAGCCATAGCAATCAAAGATTTTGAAAAAGTAGTAACTGAACCACTACACGATGAAATAAAAGTATTAAAACCTAAAGCACATTATACAGATATAATTTTACAAAATAAAGGATTAATCAAAGTAACATCAATAGCAAAAGATTATGGAATGTCTGCTCAAGAGTTTAATAAATTACTTTGTGATTTTAAAATACAATATAGATTAGGTAATCAATGGTTTTTATATAAAAAATATCAAAATAAGGGATATACTCATTCTGAAACAGTAAATTACAAACATAAAGATGGCAGAGATGATGTGAGTATTATTACTAAATGGACTCAAAAGGGAAGATTATTTTTATATGAATTTTTAAAAGAAAAAGATATTTTACCTATAATAGAAAAGGACTTAGACTTAATAAGATAAATAGGATTAATATAATAAAGTAGGCTACTCTTTTGAGTAGTCTATGGGGAGGATGATAGTTATGAATATACCATATGTATTTAAAAGATGTAGCAAATGTGGTGAGTGGTTGGTTGCTTGTAGTGTTAATTTTCATAAACAGAAACGTGGCAAATATGGATTACAAGTTTATTGCAAGAAATGTAAAACAAAGTATGGGAAAAAGTATCGTAATGATAACAAAGATGAAATATTAGAGAAACAAAAACAATATCGTGAGGCTAATAAAGATAAAATAAAACAATATTATGAGGCTAATAAAGATGATATACTAAAGCAACATAAACAGTATTATGAGATAAATAAAGACAAAATATTAAAACAAAATAAACAGTATTATGAGATAAACAGAGATAAGATAGCAGAGCAAAGTAAACAATATCGTGAGGTAAACAGAGACAAAATATTAAAACGAAAGAAACAATATTATCAGGAACATAAAGAATATTTTAAAGAATATGGCAAACAATATCGTGAGACTAATAAAGAACACCGCGCAGAAATAAATAAACAGTATTATGAGATAAATAAAGACAAAATATTAAAACAAAATAAACAGTATTATGAGGTAAATAAAGATAAGGTACTAGAACAATGCAAACAGTATCGCGAGGTAAACAGAGACAAGATAGCAGAATATAGAAAACAATATTATGAAGAAAATAAAGATAAGATAGCAGAAATAAATAAACAGTATCGCAAGGATAACAAAGATAAGATAGCAGAAATAAATAAACAGTATTATGAGATAAACAGAGATAAGATAGCAGAACAAAGTAAACAATATCGAGCTACACCACAAGGACAAATAACTGCATTTAATGGTCATTGCAAAAGAAGACTGAAAGAACAAAATCAAGGTAACGGCATAACAAAAGAACAATGGTTAGAGTGTATGACTTTCTTTGATTGGAAATGTGCATATAGCGGTGAAAGTTTAATTAAAGAAAATAGAACAATTGACCATATAGACTCATTAAATAAAGGGGGAAGACATGAAATTTGGAATCTAGCCCCAATGTGTAGAAGTTATAATATTAGTAAACATGATAAAGATATGCTTGAATGGTATCAAAAACAGCCATTCTTTAGTGAAGAAAGATTACAGAAAATATATGAATGGCAAGAATATGCATTTAATAAATGGCACAAAGAGGAAATTGTCTAATAAAATAGAATTCTAAAATATAAATTATTAAAGGGGATGTTATTTATGAATAAAAAATTAATAAGCATTTTAACATCAGGGATATTAGCAGTAAGTATGGTAGGTTGTAGTAATAATATAAATAAGAATAAAGCTGAAAGCTCTATAAAAGAAGAAAAACATATGACTGAAAAAGATAGAATTGCCACTTTAAAAGGATTAGAAGGAAATGAATTAACAGAAGCATATAGAAAGTTATTAACAGAGGATGAGATTAATTTTTTAAATAACCACGACTGGAAAATAGAAGAAGAAGCTAAATATTATCAAGATGGTGTAAATTTAAAAATACCTGAAAATTATAGTGGAAATGAAGTAGAAGCTGAAAAATATATAGCTAAACAACTTGATAGTATAGAAAAAACTTATCTAGATGATGAAATTTCTCCAAGTTTTGAATTTACATGGACTAATAATACAGGAAATGATATAAATTATTTAGAAATAGATTTTAAAGAATACGATAAAAAAAATACTTGTATACCATGGAGTGGTGTTGAGCAAAATATATCAGCTGGAGAAACTAGAAAAATAACGTTGTACCTAAAAGAAATAAGTACAGAAAGAATAGAGATAACAGGAGTTAAAATATACCATGTACCAACAAATAATACATCTGAAATATATGATGGATGTATACCTGGTATGTGGTACAAATTAGATAAATAAAAAGAAGCTCATAGGGGTATGATATGAAAAACATATCGAAAAAGAAATAAAAATGGATGGTGTTATAAGTATGAATGTAATGGACCTAAAAGAGGGTTGTGAGTATTGCAATGTTAAATATGGAAAAGAAAAATTAATAACTCAAGGATGTTATAATAATTTATATATAGATAAAGATGAATATGATAATTTACACATAATAGCTAAGGCTGATGGAATTGCATCTTTTAAAATTGAATATTGCCCATTTTGTGGCAGAAAATTATCAGAAGTATAATAAAAATAAAGCTGGTAAGGAAAATAATCCCTACCAGCCTTTTTATTATACTTTCTTTACATATTTTTCAGATGCAGTTATATAAAGTCCACTTTCAAGTTTATACATTTTTGTAGATCCATTCTTAGGTGATACTTCAGCAACCACATCCAATATTTGCCCTTTCTTGACTGTAGTAACTGCTGAAGCATTCCAATCTGCCACTTTACGAACATTTAATTTATCTAAAGTTTGTATTTGGAATTTCTTTGTAGTTGCCTTGGTTTCTTCCTTCTTAGGTTCTGCTTTTTTACCATCTACATAGTTTTTTACATCTTTAATGAAGTGACTGAAGCCATCTGGAGAACATCCATATCCCCAGAATGCAGTACCTGGACAAGTTTTAGCACTTCTTGAAGGATTATATTTGCCTAAATAAGTTCCTCCAGCAGTAAACCAACAATGCGGTCTTATATGAGAAGTGTTAACTGGGATATCAAATCTCTTACACAACTCACCATAAAGATATATTACTGCCTTCTTTTGTGCAGATGTCATTTTATCGTGGCCTTTATCAAAACAACCATATATTTCTATACATATAGCATTTGTGTTCCATTTTCTAATTCCTATTGGAGTAGAATTAAGATTTCTTCCTGTAGTGATTTTGCCGTCTGGAAATACATTGAAGTGCTGAGCTATAAAATGTCCATGCCCGTCACTATCATGCCATGTAGATTTTCCATAACTATCTAATGATTGAGTTCTGCCAAAATGTGGTTCTGCAAATACTTTTTTATCTGTCTTTTCCCAAGTACTGTAGTTAGGTAAGTCCATATGATGTACTTGTAGTTTTGTTATTGTTCTAGTTACCTTTTGTTTATTAAGCCAATTTTTTACATCTTTTTCATTTTCCAATAATGTGAAACCACCTTGAGTTTTCATTATTTATCACCTTCTTTATTTTCAATTAAATTTTTAAAAGCTTGATGAAGTCCTACAGAACTTAAACCGCTCAACATTCCTCCTAGTAATACATTTACATTAAAATAGCCTGCTATAAAGTAGTTTAAAACCACTCCTATGCAGGCCATGATTAATGGTATATATTTATTAGGTATAAAATCTAAACTTGTTTTTATTACATATCCAATACAACAACATACTAATATTACTGCAACTACTAAATAGTTACTTACAACACTTAAATCTAACATTTATCTCTCTCCTTTATTTTCTAATTCCTTTATTTTTTCTTCTGCAACACTCATTCTGCTTATAAGATTATTATGACGATCTACCCTGTTTGATAAAATTTGTATATCTTCTTTTAAATCTTTTATTTTCTCATTAATTACCGCTGTATTTTTATTATTAGAAAAATACGAACCAGCTAAGGTTCCTACTAATGCTAATATTGCAACAATTATTTCTGTACTCATAGACAACACCTCTATTCTAGCAATGTTTGACTCTATCTTTTAATTCATCTTGTTTGGCATCATTAAATTGTTTCACTTCTGAAAGATAGCCTGTAATTCTGCGAATTCTTTGGAATGGAATTGGAACTACTTCATATTTCAAATCAACATAATCTCCATCCAATTTTACAATTAAACTTTTTATTTGTTGCCCTGGATTTTTCTTTTGAACATAATCTATATATGCTTGTTTCTCTCTTTCATCTAATTCTACTGTACATCCTTCTTCATTCCAGCAATGAAAATCCATAATATCACCCCTTTTTTACATTAAAAAAGGACCTAAAATTAATTAAGTCCTTTAACTTTCTATATTGACTTATAAAGTACAATTATCCCTATTATAGACAGAATACCTATTAATATGCCTATTAAACATAATACTAATGCTATATATAATAAAGCCATGCCAACACTCCTTTTTATTTAGAGTATTAACATGACTTCATTTTTATAAACATATTTCTTACGCAATAGATTCAAATTACGCAGTTCGTAATATTTTTAAATTGCAAATTAGACTGTTTTATATTTATCTTTTGTATATAGCTTATTATTAGTTAGTTCTTTATCAGTTAAAGCCCTATTATAATATCTTATTTCTTTAAATTTATAGTCCCCAGTATTTGTCCCACAAAGTATAGCAGACCCAGGTGAATCTATAGTAGTTATATTAGCTGTTGAATATCCTATAGATGTACCATCTATAAACACCTCAACCTTTGTAGGCATAATTTTAAATGATATAGTAACAACATCATCATTAACATGGTTCGATAAATTATGTTTCTTTTCAAACCATGTATTTCCTATTGTTCCCCCTAAATTTCCATTCGCATATAAATATACTTTAGATGGCATTTGTGGGAATTTTGTAATTAATGTTGAAGTTGTTTTGATTTCTGATACCAATTTTATGCATACCTCAAGTGTATATTCTGTTTTATTTACATTCGTATTATCTTCTATTACTCCCAAGTTATTACTGTCCAATGAGTCAAACCTAAATCCATCTAAAGAGGAATTATTATTCGCTACTACAGCAATATCTTGCACTTCAGTCTTTGATTTAGGGAATTTTAAATTATCATTAGATACAGTGTCTTTAAAAATCAATGTTTGATTCGTAGAATCAATTTCTCTTGCACTATCCTCCATAAATAACCATCTTGATTGTAACCCTTCTGTTACAAGTCTATCTTTATCTTCAATTTTAGCAGATATAGTAATAGTATATGTAGCTTTTATACTTGAATTTGATACAGATGTAGCAGTAATAATTACATTTCCAGCAGTTTTAGTAGTAACTAAACCATTTTCATTTACAGTAGCTAAATCATCATTGCTTGAACTCCACGTAACAGATTTATTACTTGCATTTGCAGGTGATACAACGGCACTAAGTTGTATTGTATTACCTACTTCAGTTGTTGTATTACCAGTTATAGTTATAGAGGTCACATCAGCTGAAGTTTTATTAAATAAAGTTTCAAACATATTATCCACATATGTGCATCTTTCATTTATAAAAGTTTGTATTTGTTCAAAACTTGTAATATCTTTACTAGGGATATCAGTCCATTTTTCACCATCTCTCGTATAATACTCATCTGGTAAATGGTTCTTAAATGTTGTAAACTCAGAAATTAAATTTGTATTTGATAATACACCTTGTCTTAATTCTCTATATCTAGCATATAGCTCGTTCGGGAATAATCTACATATTTTTTCAAATAATAAATTATATTTACCGCTATCTTTATTAGTAGCATATGTTTCGTAATCTTCGGGGCATCTATATGAAGAAGATACTAATTTACTACCATTCCAATATAATCCAAATGTAGAATCTAAATCGTATAGTGTATATATCCATGTATTACCTCCGTCATAGGAACATACTACTTGATTTTTGCCTAACCCATCTATATCACAACATAAATAACAGAATATATAATAGTCTAATAATGAATTAATGTTAAAATGTTGTGATAACTGACTTGTAAAAGTAGCATCATCGCTAGTTCTAACAAATGCC